TCACCTCATAAGTAGTATACCACATTTAGATAATTTTAGCTACATATAACGCAATTATTTAATGCGTTTACTATAAAATGGCTTGCTTTTGCGGATTAGTGTAGAGGAATTAGGGGATCTGTTTTATAAAATGTGGAATAGAGATTATGCAAGTCCTACTATAGAATTCTTTGGAGAGGGTGCAAAACAGTTTTTTAATGATATTGTTTATTGTTATATTGTTGTGCATTATGAAGACCTATGTAGAGCGGAATCAGTAAGGAAGTAAATCATGTATCTCATAGATGAAGGAGAAATCAAAAATTGAAAATGTATGTATATCTTGTTGTAAATAAGGTAAATGGGAATAAAAATGTGATGATTGGTAATTTAAAAAACTGCAACATAGGTATAGGTTCTGGAAGATATTTATATCAGTTTGTTAGCGATAACTATAAGTATGCTAAGGAAACCCCTTACGGGTTAATAAGCAATATTTCGTGTGAACTGAAATACAATTCAGAAGAATATAAAGTTGTGCATCAAATTGCTGTATAAAAGGCAAGGAAAATCCTGTTTCAAGTCAGCACAAGCTTATTTAAAGCCTTAAATCAGCGCATATGCAAATATGTATGTGCGTTGCGTTAAGTCCTTAAATAAGGCAAATAAACAGCATAGAAAGAGAAGTATTAAGCAGGCGACAAGGGGAACGTTGCTTGCTTTTATTATTGGTGAAATGGAGGATCACACAATGGAAGTTAAAAGATATTTAGGTTTTACGGATGGAATCAAAGAGCCACGCAAAACAAAAGTTAAAAATGAATTGAGCAGATCTTACAGATACAACGGAAAAATATATAATGCAGTTACGTTTTTATGTTTGAAATTATTAGAAGGCTGCTATCCTGAAAAGGAAGAAAATTATCAGTATTACAAGCGCAATGGAGAATTAAGCAAGCCTAAAACATTATATATGTATATGAATCCTGATGGAAAATGTTATTTTGAACTGAATAAGACACAGTATGATTTTGTGTGTTATCTGTTGGAAAATGGCTTGAATACTGAGAAGGCTATATTTACATATGAGAAGGCAGATATAGAACGCGTGGAAGCATTGGAGCAAGAAAAACAGGATGAAAAAGCACGTCAAGAAGCAGAGGAACAGAGAAAAAAAGAGGAAAGAGAAAATTTTAAAATCTGGATGCACAAAGAATCTGAAAAAATACCTGATTTTCAGAAGGAAATTATTGATTCTATTTTCTTTTCAATTTATGGACAGAAAAACGCAGGGAATTATTCGCTCGCAGTGTGTATTAATAATTATAATACTCCTTTGTGTAAGGAAGAAGTAATTGCAAGACTACACAACGACAATAAGGCAAGTATAAAGATTTTTGAGTGTTTAACGGGCTTGAAATTACCTAAAGGATATAAGGAAAGAAAAACATATCTTGAGAGTATTTCTGATTCGGATTTTAAGGAAGCTATTAAGTATAAACCACGAAAAAAGAAAGAAGAAAAGGAAGTACATAAGGAAGAATTTTATATTATTGAACGTACACCAGAAGGAAGTCAACAATGGACAAAAGTTATTGCAGAACCATTTACAAAATATGGTGTAGATATGTTTATTAGATGTAACAATGGAAATTTTTCTATTTCTCTTGCAGAAGCTGGAATAAAAGTATGTGATGGAAGAACAAAAACAGAATGTATTGATAAGTTAAAAAAGTTTGTAGATGTCAGGGGAATAGAAATATTTTTGCAGATGGTAAAGGATACTACAGAGAAGATGTATAAAGCTACTGGGATAAATCCACGTTACAAATTGGCATAGGAGGTGTAAATAATATGGAAGAAAAAGATATTAGAGTTTGTCCATGTTGCAATAAAGGAGTAGAACGTCAGAATATGGATTTTACTAGAGATTGTCACGGAATTACTTTTCGGTTGGTGTGTTTTGATTGTTACGAAAAATTTATGGCAAAAGGATATGACGGATAGTATTATACTGAAGCAGATGAATGTATAGACGATGATTATTAAAGCAATGAAAGAATCGTTTTGTTGGAGGTAAATTATGCAAATTTTTAGATTCGTAACTATGGATGACAAGAAAGTAACTTGTTGGTGTGAAACAAATATATTGAAAGTATTTCGTGATTTTATGCAGTATATACTTGATAGCTGTAATAATCCTGAAGATTTTTTACTATGGGATGTGAAAAATGACAAAGTATATAATGCTTATCAAATTGCAACAGAAGTATATGTAATGCGAAAAAGAACTTTTGAGGAAAGAATAAAGCATGTTCAAACTGGAAAGTGGGAAAATGTTATTTTATAACCAGTTAGAAGGCATTAACGGAAAATTTCGTTAGTGCCTTTTATAGTGGTAATAATTGCGGAATAAATGGAGAAGTGACAAATAGAAAGGAAGGCGAAAAAAAATGACAAAAGAAAATAAATGTGTCGCAATTTATATTAGAGTCAGTACATTAGATCAGGCAGAGCAAGGTTATTCGTTGGAAGCACAGGAAAAAACACTTAGAAGATGGTGTGGAGAGCGAAGTTATGAAGTTTTTGATTTATATGCTGATAAGGGTATTTCTGGGAAAGATATAAAACATCGCCCTGATATGAATAGACTTTTAAGAGATGCGAAAGAAAAGAAATTTAATATTGTTTTATTCTGGGCACTGAGTAGATTTACAAGAAGTGTATCAGATTTATATAATACAATGGAAAATTTTCAAAAATGGAATGTTGACATGATATCTTACACGGAATCCTTTGATACATCTACATCAATGGGGCGAGCAATGATCGGGATTGTTGGAGTATTTTCACAATTGGAAAGAGAATTAACAAGTGAACGTGTGAGTGCAGCATTATCCGAAAGGGCATCCCAAGGGAAACGGACGTGTTCAGAGATTTTAGGGTACGATTTGGACGGAAAAGATTCATTTAAAATTAATGAGAATGAAGCAGAGTATGTGCGTTTTTGTTTTAATGAATATCTTTTGAGGAAAAATTTATCAGAAGTGGCAAGAGAAGCAAATAAACGTGGATTTAAAGGTAAAAGAGGAAAGAAACCTACTTCATGGTCTGTCCAAAAAATACTTACACGAACACAATATTGTGGATTTAACACATTTCTTGGAGAAGTATATAAGGGAAACTATGAATCCATTATTGATGTGGAAATTTTTGAGAAGGTGTCAGTGTTATTAGAAAAACAAGGAAAATCCATAGGTAGAAAACGAAATAAAATATATGTTAATCCAATAACAGTACAAAATAATGAAAGGATTAAAACTATTAATAAAACTGAATAAAAACAGAGAATTAATTTATAGTGTAGTTTTGAAATGATGATTTTAAGTAGGAAGAGAGGTTATTATTTTATGTTTGATACTAAAGTTGTTACAAGTTATGCAAATGGAACAATGATCCAGATGGATGCGAATGATGCATTAAATTTTTTGGTTGGATTATCAATTACTGTTATTAATACTGTAAGAGATACTATCAAAGAAGAAAATAAATTTGGTGATAAGATTACAAAGAGTAGTGATCATGATGTTATGCATCTGATTGAATATTACAATTCGGGTGTACCAGAAGCAATATATTCTTGTATTCTTCAAACAAATGCAGATATACTATTGAAATTTGTACAGGATGTTGTTCTAAATGAAACTACAAGAGGATTGTATCTATTTTATCATAGGTCAAAGCATGGAAATGGTGCAGCTCCTTATGATCTGCTTGTTAAAGCTCTCGAAGATGTACATCAGTATTATATGGTATATGGAAATGATAACTATAAAAGAAACAAGAGTAATTATTTTAATAGGTATAATGAAAAGTTTATGGATTTGATAAATGGGCAATGATATAAGAAATTTGATTTTTATAGTTGAGGAGGAAAAAATATGTATAAGTGGATGTATGACAGAATAGTAAAACAATATGAAAAGGAATCAAAAGAAGAATTAGTACAGAGGATTATGGCAATGGAAGAAATTGAATGTAGCGATAGATGCTTTGCTAATCAGTGCGAGGCAGGAACAGCAATCTGTTCCATTAATGAATTATTTGAGGCATTAGAAGAATTGTCTTCTGGATTTTCTTATGAAAAGGCTGCAAAAGTATATGAGTTATCTGAGTTGGCAAAAAACAATTGGAATTATATTAGAAATGGATTGGCTGATATTAATGACGATTGCAGATGTTCAAAAGTATTAGATGGCTTTAAAAAGAGAGTAAATAACGCAAAAGATCAGATGGATTCAATTTGATACTAACTTTAAAACTCGTATTTCAACTTGTAAGATTGGAGGAGATAGAAACTATGAGAGAAAATTATAATGGTGATTTATATGATGTTTATTATACAAATGAAAACCGAGAAAAGAAATGTGTATGTTATTTTGGATACTCAAAAAGAGATGCAGAAAGATTGTTTAATTCTGAAAAATGTGTTGGTGAGGAAATAATAGAAATAAAGAAACGTAAGTGATTGGAGGGAAACTTGATGAGAATAACAAAAAAGATGGTTGAAGAATTTAATCAGACTTTGGAGAATTTGAATTGCAGCTTTAAATTGGCATTTGATGATAAAATGATAGGCTTTGGAAATCCAATATGTCAGATTGTTCCGTCAAATAATATATTTATAGAAAGTTCAACTATTAATGTGACAAAGGAATTTTACAAAGTTCTGGAAGAATTTTTTACTAAAAGAGGTATTGAACTATCTTATAATAATGTTGGATCAATATTTTGGAGCAAAGATGGCTGGAAAGATGCTGTGGAAAATACATAATAAAATTCGCATTTAATGGATGAGAATCAAGAGCTATAAAATTATTAGTAATTAAATTTAGAAAGGATTTGAAAAATATGAATAAAACATATACAATAATAAACAAATTTCAGTGTTGTGGGAAAACTATGTTAACTGTTATGGTGGAAAATAATTCTGTCTGTGTAATGCCAGATTGGGAATTTAGTCAGATTATTAGAGCAGAACGGCGGTTTAAACAGATGAAAAAGCACAAAAAAGTGGCATAAAGTTTATGAAAGTAATATAGCGT